GTTTCTTTGAGAAATTGCTAATTCACCACCACCACGTTCCCACTTATAGATTCTAAGTGTTGGACAAACATATTGTTCGTAGTAGTCTGTATATTGACTAGAATCATTTGACATCAGAGCAACCCATTTTTCAAAAAACGCTCTAGTTTCTGCAGAACGAGAAACTCTAAAATTTATACTAATTTGACTGAAGGTAGAACCAGTTGCATACCTGATAGCAGAACCAAGTTGGTTATAATTTCCCGTAGTTACCTGTTTACTGGGAAGATTAACGCTGTCAGCGTAATAATTTAGCAGATTTCTTAAATCACCTGTCTGTGGGTTATATTTTGTCCCTCTGAGGGAACCCATCATGGGAGGAGCACTAAAATGTACCGAGAAAAGGTTTGTAAATGAAGGCGCATTATTCTTTTGCTTTGAGAATGCTATGAAATCCTGCAAAGAATTGTATTGTGCTCCTTCTGAATTTGGAATTGACATTATACTTTAAGTTCCTTTTCTGTGATTAACATAAATTCCCAATTATGGTCTTTGCAGAATTCGGTTGCTGCTTTCCACTTTGCTTGATTGACGCTCCATGTAACGACTTCATTAATATATCTTTTTGTATTTCTTTTCTGTGTTGTTGGTTCTTGTGTTTGCTTGAATGGTTTAACTTCAACCAGATATTTTCTATTTCCAATTTTTACATAAAAATCTGGAAAATATCTATGCCGTTTACCATCAACAGGAGAAATATATGGAATTACAATTTCTTCACTACCCCACTCTTCAACAGTGGGAGTAATATCACACCATTTCATGAATTTATATTCCCAAGATGACCTATAAATGACATTACTCGGGTCGCCTTTATACTTCCTTGGAAAGGAAGGTTTGTACTTGCCTTGATATCTCATAAATACATAGAGGTCACATAGTATTTAGGTGTTGTTTTGGCAGCTTCCACAACTGGACAAAAAATTCTAAGGTATCCCATAAAATTTCCAGTACCGAGTCTTGCTGGGGCGGATGATGTCGAATCTCCAACAGAGGGCATTGACTATTTGTGTATGCAACGTTATGCAATTGCGTATAACGATAAAACTGCCGCATACTATGGACAAAATCTTCCTGGCAACAATGTCAAAAAGAATCTTAATGACAAGAGAGTTTATTTAGCAGTTCCAAACAACATTTCAACTAGTTATACCCCAACATACAATCAAGTCGATTTAGGAGTCGCTGGTGTTGCTGCAGCAGGTCTTCTGAGTACATCTCAGGGCGTTAGTGCTATGGCATCGGTGCTTCAATCTGCATCAGGTGCTGCACTTCCAGAGTTTGCTGCTAGTGCGATTTCAAGCACTGCAAATAGTCTTGGACAAGCACTTGGATTAGAAGGTAATATTAATGCAAGTACATTAGCAGCATTAACAAGGGGTAAGGTCTTCAACCCCTTTACTGAACAAATTTTTAAAAATATGTCGTTTAGAACGCATAATTTTAATTTTAAGTTCTTTGTTCGCAGTGCAACAGAAGCACAAGAAGTATACTATATCATTCAATACATTAAAGAGGGTGCAGTTCCTAGCATCAGTGGCGGAGAGAAACCCACCGCTGCTAACCCGAATACCACTCAGGGGATACTACAAAATAGTGCTTCTTTTGGTGGTGCAAATGCAAACAGGTTCTTTAATGTTCCTGATAAATTTAGGCTCTCATACAAAAGATTTAACTATGAACCTACATCCACTTCTTCTAGTGGAGGAATTGAACTTCACCACAAGATTAAAGATTCTGTATGTGCAGGAATCCAAGTAAACTATACTCCTGATGGGTCATATACAGCATTTAAGCAACTTTTAACATCTTCTGCAAACATTCGTGGTGGTACAAAAGAAAACAATCCATTTGCATCAGTTCATGTTCCCTCATTAACTTTACAATTAACATTTATTGAAACTTCTATTGTCAGTCAAGCCGATGTTCTAGCAGGTTACTAATGTCATACTTCAGCAGATTACCAAATTTATATGTTGCCGAGGGAATTAGTTCTCTTGAAAATTTTAAGTATCGTCTTGCAAAAAATCTTTTTAGAAGAGTTAATGCAAGGGAAGATTTAAGTAAATACACAACTTTCTTTGAGTCTTATGAAATTAGGGATGGAGACACTCCATCTTCTTTGGCATATGAACTTACAGGCGAAAGTGAGAATGATTGGATTATTTTGATAGTTAACAACATCACTGATGTATATGAAGAGTGGCCAAAGACTGATGCTGCAATGCAGTCTTATATAGAGGCAAAATACTCAGTGTCAGATGATATCCACCATTGGGAAACAAACGAAACCCTTTATACTGATATCGTATTCATTAAGCAAGGTATTGAAGTAAACGAAACCTTTAGAGCAGTCCTTCCCGATGGAACTACATTAACTAAAGACCAGTCAATTTACCCAGTTACTAATTATGAGTATGAAGTTTATTTGAATGAACTGAAAAGAAATATATTAATACCAAATCCTCAAATTATAGACATTATAATTGAAGAGTTTGATGATTTAGTTGCATACCAACCTAACTTAGAGTTGGATAATGATGACAATAAGAAGACGACTCTGAGCATTGCACAATTGTTCCTTGATAGAAAGGGTTCTGTTTACGCTAGTGCTGCTCGCTCCAGTGATATCGGAGTAGTTACATCATTTGATTATGGTAGTTTAACTGGAAGTGCAGTAGCAACCGCAGGTGTTGTACAAACTACAACTGTAACAAGTGACACTACAACAACTTCTTCTAGTTCTTCTAGTTCGTCCTCTAGTTCTTCTGGTGGGTCTGGATACTAAAAAACCCTAGAAACCCAAAAATTGGCGGAGAAATTTTCCGCCGATCCTGGGAATCAAGGGTCGATTTAGGTTAGGGGGGGGGGTCACCCTCCATCAATCTGGCATCCAACTAGAGCACCACCTACGATGCCAAGAGGGATTGCCCAGTAACGTCCATCACCTCTGGACAGTGCAGCACCCGCTCCGCCACCAGCAATTCCTCCAAGAATAGAACCTTCAATGCAGGAATTGTTGTCTTCTTGATGCGGTTTTTGCGGAGCGTGATGACGCTCACAGGGAACTGCGACTCGCTCTCGGAAAGTCTTTACATATCCAGGAGATTGTGACGTGCCAGGAACATACTCTTCACGATATTCATTCCGATAACACTTTTCCTCACGAGCATAACCTCCTTGGGATTGATATGCTTGGCGATTGCTTCGGTCACCAATACTCTCTGCACTAACAGGCAGAGCAGAGAGTGTCATCAGAGCAGCGAGTGCAAGTTTCATCAGTCTTCCTCAGCAAGACGAGCGAAGTAGGACATGGTGTCCTCTTCATCTTCTACAGGAGAGGCAGCAACTGCTTTCTCTCGGAAGTCCGAAACTTCTTTACCCCAGGATTCAGAAGGCATGGGTTTTGCAAACACTTCCTCTTCCTCTTCGTTAACGACAGGGGAGGAACCAGTCTTACCAAGCACCAGGTTCAGGCGTGCTTGCAGTTGCTCATAGGACTTGAAGTTCTTGGCATCTTCAAACTCTGCGAGAGAGTATGCTTGATTCCAGATACCTTCGAGTTTGTCATCATCAAACCCACCCAGAGTTCCAGGTGCAGCGAACTCAGACTTGTCGTAGTTCCAGTAACCTTCGACCTTGCGAATCTTCAGTTTGAAGTCAGCACCCTTCCAGAAGTTGAAGGGGTCGATAGGAGTCTCGTCAGCGAATGCAGGTTGCATTGCTTCGGTCAGTTTGTCAAAGATTTTCTTGCCAAACTTGTAGAGGAACACACGACCTTCGTTCTCAGGATGTGCAGGGTCTTGCACAACATAGATGTTAGCGTAGTAGGACAGTTTGCGTTTCTGAGCACGAGCAATCTCCTTGTCAGAATCACGACCACTGTTCCACAGTTCGCGGTTCAGTTCGCCCACGGGGTCATCTTTACCGAGAGTAGTCAGGGAATTCTCGATGTACCATTGTCCACCAGGACCCTTGAAGGCATGACTCCAGACCTTTGCCCAAGGCATTTCCTCCCCATCGGGAGCAGGCAGGAATCGAATAACAGCATAACCATTGCCAGACTTGTCCATTTCAGGTTTCCAGAAACGTTCGTCGGCAGAAGAACCAGCAGCAGGTTGGTTCAGTTTCTCAATCTCTCGCGTCAGTTTGGCGAAAGTGTTACCAGCGGTAGACGCTTTTTTGAGAGATGCAAAAGACATAATCGTATTCTCCGTATTTGTTGTGTGTAGTTGTATTGGTTGACTACCCTGTAAGGATAGCACATTATTTAGTCGCGGTCAACCTCCCTCTGTGCCGCTTGTTCAAGTGTCTGCACCATGGCATCCATGCACTCAGCAAGGTCTCTGTACCCGAATGCCTGGGACAGGGCATTGATTCTGGTCTTCATGTCTGCTGCCTCTGTATCCTCATGCGATGCCAGGCAGAGACGTGTGTAAAATGTTTTCTGTTTATCAATAAGAACTTTACAGTCTTCAATATGTCCTAACTTTTCTTTCTTATTCATCGACCCTAACTGTGAGGTCATCGATGCAATTTCTTGATAAGTGCTGAAAATGTCCTGCAAGTTTGCCTGAACTTGTTCCGACTTAAAAAAACTCATACCTTACTCCTAATAGTGTTTAAAATAACACCTTTGTATTTTTTACAATCAATTTCTAAAAATGGTCTGTACTTTAATATTTGATTTCTAGTCTGTTTCCAAATCGGGTCGCTCAACGACGAGTCAAAACGTTCAACAAAACCTAGGCAATGTTCAAATACAACAAGTGTTTCTAGTGTTATCTCCCGAGACAAATATTTCTTCAGGATTATAGGATGTTGTCCCTTACGAGCAGTAAAAATATTATCGAAAGTTGTTTCGTAAGGAGGGGCAATTTCGTCTAAAACGATACTGACATCCTCTTTAAATTTATAAGAGAAAGACTCTTGATGTATCTTCCAACGAGTGTAGATATCATCACTAAAAGATTTTATGTATCCTCTGGGGTCAGAAACAAAATTAGCGACGAAGTAATTGAGGATATCTTTATCCCCATACTTCGTCGCTAATTTTTTGAAGAAATAACGGTCACGCCTTTCTTCAAATGATTTTTCAGAGGCAGTGACTTTGCCCCTGTATTTCACATAATCATAATTATCTTTAGTGAAGTGTTGTTTTAATGCAAGATACATTTTGTACACTTCAAATCCAGTCACAAGGGCAACACTCCTTTCGATGATTGTTTCATATAATTGAGGCGTTGTGCTTCGTGCCTCAGACGTTCTTTTAGAGGTTTAGAAATAAGTTTTGGAACAGTTTCCAATTCAATTTCATTCTCTTGGCAATAGGTAATAACAGCTTCAACGTATGTAATTAAACCATTACTACTTTTTACCAACCGTTCAATCTCCTGAGAGAATTTAGTAGGCGTTAGAAACTTGTCATCTAATTGTTCTTTAGACATTTGTTCTTCCCCTAACAAATTCTTCAATATAGGACTTGAGTAATTGTAAATAGTCATCAAGATTGTACTTCTCAAATACTTGAATAGTTCCTTCTTCAGTGGCGATAAGTGTGACAATTTTCTTTACCTCGATACCCGAACGCTCAAGGAACATCGCTGCATATGCAGTCTCTTGAACAAAATAGTTCTCGATGTTCTGTTCTTTCTTTTCTTTAGTTGAGGTTTTAAAATCGATTACTGCCAACTCGCCATCGAATTCAGCAATGCAGTCTACTCGACCTGCTAAACCGAGGTAATGCGAATACAAAAACGTTTCTAGACAATGAATGTTATTGATTCGGTTCAGCGTAGACTTTGCCGACTGAAACATTCTAACAGATAATGGATTATTTTCCAAGTACTTGTTAATATCTAGTTTTCCTTTGAAATAATCTTCCGTCAAAGCATGGAATGCAGTGCCTCTCTGTGTTGCTCTAGCAGTAATACGATTTGCCTCTGTCTCACCGATTCTTTTTCGCCATTCGGCAAAGAACTGCGCGTTCTTAAACGAGGTGATTGAGGTTACACTCGGATAATATTTATCTGCTCCAGGAATAGGATAGAACCTAGTCCCGTCTTGTGTCACAGGTTCGACCTCAACATGATTATTGAGGACGACATCAATAAAATTAAACATTTAAAAACCTAGATTGTACTTAGTAAGGAGGTAAGACTTAACAAGACCAGAACGAACGATATCTTCAATGCCAAACTCTACACAAGCAAACTCTCGCATGTTTTGAAGAATCTTAATGAAGTCGGAAATACCAGTTCTTTCATTTTCTTTAACCAAATCAGACTGAGTGATATCACCACACAACATAATCTTAGAATCTTCACCGATACGAGTAATCATCGAATCGAGTTCATGGAAGTTCAGGTTACTGAATTCATCAACAATGACAATCGCATTGTCAAGAGTAACTCCACGAATAAAAGAAGTACTCCAAAAAGAAATAGTTTCTTGGGCTCTGAGGTTGTCATAAAGCATTTCAAACGAATTATCGTCAGGCATACTGAACATGTATTTTACCATGTTCTTGTATGGAATCTGATAAAGTGCTGACTTATCTTCATGGTCTCCAGGAAGGAAACCAATCTCTCGGGTAGGAACAAGTGACCTTACGATATAAATTTTATCATAAGGAGTTGCCTCGTCAAGTACCTCTTGAAGAGCAAGGTAAAGCGTAATAAAAGTTTTACCTGTACCAGCAGCACCATGAAGAAGTAAATTCTGCCCCAATCCATACTGTTCGAATACAACTTCTTGATTAGGAGTTAATGGTTTAATTGGAACCATGTAACTTTTATCAATCGGTTTCTTCCTTTTAATTTGTTTCTGCGTCATATGAGGAGGAACAGGGGGACCACCATTGTTGCGCTTTCTTGCTCTTGCCATAGTTTAAGTGAAACGACTCAAGTTTGCTAGGGGGTGTGCTTTTTGCACTTTAGACATCACTTCTTTGAATCCGTCAGATTGTTTGGGAGTGCCGTAGGTTACCCCACCAACGCCTGCCATCCAATCTTTGTCCCAGTCAGGATTTTCTCCTTTCCAAGTTTCGTATTCTTTCATGGTCATGGAGAGTTCTTGTTTCTCTCCTGTGACCTTATTTATTACAGGGTATGTCGGCACTGTTTTGCTCCTTTGGTTTGATTTGTTTACGAACTTTTTTCAATGACTTAAGTTCTGCCTTGATAAGTTGATAGGCAGTTTCACTATCAATCTTGTGTCCCATTTCCATGGCACAAACAACATCAACACGAGTTCCGAAGTGCATCAATGCACGTTCAAAAGTATCTAGTTCTTCGTACATCAGTCAATCCTCAGAGACGGTTGAATACAGTTGCACTCGTCAAGGTGCTGGGAGCATCCGCAGTCGCCCTCAGGGCACCATCCAAGCGCCTCAGAGATGGTCGGGAACTGGCAGATGAAATGCTGCTTACAGAGTTCTGCAACGTCCTGGTGCTCCTTCTGGGTGCCGTGAGCGCAACGCAAATCGATGTAATGCATCCATGAGCGAACTGAGCCCGTCATGTAAATTCTGGTGGGCACTGCCATGGGCAGAATCATGCGAGCACATTCCTTTGCCACACCTGCATCCAGCATCTCCCTGTAGACATCCATGGTCTGCTTGAAGTGATACTGCATCCAGATTTCATACTTCTGCTTGACAAAGGGGTCAAGGTCATCGATACTCTTCTGACGATTGGTAGTATCCTGACGACGAAGTTCGGGCAGAGGAATCTCATCGCCAAGCAGGGACGAATCTGCATAGCGTTGAGAAAACTCTTGGAAGGTGAACGAACGGTGACGTAGAATCTGAGCTGCGATTGCCCTGGTAGTATTAATCTCCAGAGTCATGTGTGCCTGCTCAAAGATGCTCCAGTGCTGGTGCTTGATACAATACTTGAGCAATCCTGCAACCTTTTCGTTCTCCTGATTGGCAGGATTGCTGACACGAGCAACATAACCAATAGTTTTCTCTGCGTCAGGAGTCACAGAGACAAGGCATACTTTTGTCATAATTAGGAGTTTTTGTTTTTGTATACAGAACTTTGGGGATGACACCATTCATCGTGTTGTGTCATTGCCTCCTTCAGTGCCTCAGTTACATTCTCTTTGAAAGAACGATAAGGAATGAAGAGTTCATCATCCTCAGTCTTATAGTCCTGATGAGTTTCTTTGAACTGACGCTCACACTCATACACAAGATTGGATACAATGTCATTGATAACTTCAATGGACTTTGGTGTGAGTGAATGCCACTCAAAGCCAGGGAACATGTCGTCCTTGACACGATTCAGCAGTGCTCGCTTACAATGCCACTGACTATCAAAGATTTGAGTAAATGCTTCCCAGTCATGTTGGGATTTGAAATATGGAATACTCATTTGTCGTTACTAAAAAGAATACGTGAAATTAAATAGAAACCAAATGCCTTGAAGTATCCAATAGCAGCAAGACCAAAGATACCAGGCATTAACCAGTTCCATAATAGCATAAGAATAGCAGGTTTGATAAAAAATCCAAGCACTTGTGCAAGTGCTTTTACTGCTTCTTTTTTCTTTTCTTGTTCTTCTAGTTCTTCCAGTTGTTCTTTAGTTGCTTCCTCAATATCTTTTTTGAAAGCATAGACGGTCATGAACGTCCGCCCCATTCAATGCTAGGAAATGCCTCCGAAATAACTGCTTTTGTAATGCGCTTATATTTGTCGTTGATACGACCATCTTTAGCAAGAACCAACAGTTCTGCTTCTTCAGCAGCAAGTCCTTCAAGAAGTTGAACAAACATAGACTCCCTCTTCAATGCAGGCAGTTTGTCCTGACCACCCTTAAAGAAACGGTACAAACCACGATATTCTTGCTCAAGGCGAGAGTGGTCTGTACCTACAGGTGCATCATTAGGAGTGTAAGGAACATCTCCCTCAGGAAGCATAGACATGATACTATCGTCGAAATTGATAATCAATAGTTGACGAAGAGCAGTGCTGTTATGCTTGCGAAGCAAGGCAATTTTTTCTTCTTTTGTTTTTGCGTTAGAGACCTTTCTCAAAATCTCACTTAGTAGCAATCTAGGATTGCTGTTTTGTACAGATCGTGTAGCCATAATTAACTCCGTTTAAATCATTCGTCATCATCTTCATCTTCGAAAAGATCGCCCCAATATTGAGCATCTGGTCTGATGTAGATTAGTTCATCATGTAGCATGTTGCCATCTTCATCAAACATTTCTGGATGTGTAACAGATTTAGCATAGGCAGCGTTTTCGATAAAGTCTTCAACGTAACCTTTAGCTAACCATGAAACAGTGATACCGAGAATGAAAGCACCAACAACAACTAAAACTACTAGTGCGATTAACATGGTTTCCCTCCTAAACCGTTTACAATAATATGGAAACCAACCCCTCCTATGTCATGAACTCATGATTATTTAGTTGTCAAATGAGATTGTTTTCTCTGAGATACTTCACAGTGTCTGTGCATCCACCGAGTTTTGTGCCGCCCATAATAACTTGAGGGAAAGTACTACCAGCACCAAACTGAGCATAGAATTGTTCTCGTGTAAAGTCACGATTCAATTGCTTTTCAGTAAAGGAAAGATTTTTACCACTCAGAACTTGTTTAACTTGTGTGCAGTAAGGGCAACCAGTTCTAGTATAAACTTGAAAATTCATAATACCTCCAGAATAAAAAAGGGACTCCGTAGAGTCCCAATTGGGTGTTCCGACTATGTAGAGACCGCACGAAAGGTCTCAAACATATTTATCAGAAGCTGAACTTCAGACCAGCCTTGGTGCCGTAGCTACGGTCAACACCAGCAACGCCCGAACCAACGAAGCTGACTTCGCCATAAGCAGACAGTTGCTCGGTCAGACCAGCAGAGATACCTGCCTTGCCCGAAGGAACGGTGTCAGAAGCACCGCCGTCAGGAGCAACAATGGTAGCACCACCTTGGACATACCAAGCAGCGTCAGTGCCCAGAGCACCTTCGTAACCGACATGGGTGTCGATGTTGGTGCCGCTGTAGTTAGAACCAGTGAAACCAGAGTTAGCCTCGACGTTCACATAGGGACCTGCAAAAGCAGCGGTCGCCATGAAAGGTGCAGCAGCGGCAGCTGCGAGAACAGATTTGATCATTTTTGTTTCCTCGTTATTTTACTTGCGGAATGGATACCCGCAGATGAAAGCAGACTCGACTCGTCTGCGTTGGATTAATTATAGCACCCTTGGGGTGCAGTGTCAACAGATTGGCGCGAGTAGTTGAGGCACCATCCTCTGTTGTAAATCTTTACAAAGTTTATTTATACTATTCGGGGTGTTCGGTTTTCTCTAGTTTTCTCTGTTGAACTCTAGCATCCTCTAGTTTCTTTCTGGACTCTATCAATTTTTGAGCGACTTCAATTCTACCCCTTTCGTATTCTTCAGAGTCAAATGGCAAATCGAAAATATCATCAGCAGATACAATAGGCTCAAATTCAACTTCATCCCCCTCAATAATACTCTGCAATTCTTCTGGTAAATCTTCTTTTTTAATTTTGGGTAATTTCATAATACTCGTAACCAACTGCGTCTCGTGTTGTCCATATTATATTACCATCTCCTGATGTTTGCAAGTCACGAGATGTTGAAATTATAGCATTAGATTGGTCTGTTAGTTTCCATGCTACTCCACCTGGGTTAGATGCCCAATCTGCATCTAGTCCTGCACTATTAACAACGTTAAGTGCAGCAACTCCTATAGTGTGAATTCCAGATGTTAGATTGCTGAGAGTAAATGAAGACACACTTTCTTCTGCCCATCCATACCTAGTTCCTAAAGAAACACCATCTAAGAAATATTCAGATTGGTCGTCTTGAGATACTGATAGAGTGTAATTTCCTGTAGCTGGAATAACTACATTCCAAGTAGCAGTATTTACGATATCAGGTAGAGGACTGGTGTTAGATGGCCAAACTCCATATGCGTTTAACAGTTCACTCCAAGTGTGCCATGGAGGAGTGTTTACCCAATTGATATTATTTCCAGAACCAAAACAATTACCCCCACGACAAATTCTAATAAACCAACCGCCTGGGTTTCTTTCCCAAGAGTATGCAAGTCCTGTAGGTTCTCCGTCACCATCTTGGAATCCTGCATCAGAGTTCAGACATCTAACAACCATATTAAGATTAGTTCCACCATTCAATGTTCTTGAATATGTGTATGGTGTGTTTAATGTTCCTCCTGAAAAAATTCCACCTGCAATAGATAAAACTGGTTCAGTTTCTTCATTTAAAAATAACTGAGCATTGTCATCACACGCAAACTGGAATGTATATGTATCTGTTGCGGGAATAGGAACAATATAAGTTACCTCTTGCTCCTGTAGTGGAAGAGTACATACTTGCGGATTCACCCAAACTGCATATGCATTTCCAAGTTCGCTCCAATAACCAACATTACTAACTGTTGACAAAGGAATAATATCTTTTATTTCTATCTGTGCATTACAATCATCACCATCCGAATCATAAAAACATATTCTTTTATCGTTATTATCTACCCTAAATCCATCATAACCAGAACCACCAAAAATTGTTGCTGGGTATGTTCCTACACTTACTTCAACATAGTCACTATCAGAACCTCTTTCATCATCAACTTCTTGAATAAATGTTCTTCCAGCAACTGTATAACTTCCTAACGCTTGACCATAAGAATCTGGGTCATCATCATATTCAAAATCTAATCGAACAAGACCAGAACCCGTACCGCCAATCACTAAATCTCCAGCACCATTAAATCTAGCAGTAAGAGTAGATTCTCCAACAACAGATTCAGTACCAGAAGTTACAGGATAAGTTACTGGACTAGATTTTTCTATTTTTCCAAATCTAATTAGAGTTCCATCTCCAGTAAAGTATTGCTGCTCTCTGATATTGATATCACTGTCAAATGGAGAGCATGATTCTGTATCTAAATCAGGAACAAAAAAGTCTTCTTCTAATCTAAGTCCTTTTGTAGATACATCTCCCCATGGATAACATACTCCATAAGGGTCTAGACATCTAGCAAAATCATCCCAAGCATCTGCAGGATTAATCCATTCATATACACAATCATAGTATGTCCCGTCAGGTCTTTGTTTACATTTTTGAAACCTTAACAGAGGTTCACCTTGAGGAGTTGTGTAGTCATCAGTAATGTTTGCATCAAAAACTGTTACTAAATCATCAACCTCTTCCTGTGCTGCTCGTTGAAGATTTGAAAGAGTAAAATCATCAATTCCTGCATCACAGATTGGTCCAAAATATCCTTCGGGATAATAATACGCCATTAAAAAAGAGGGGTCTTAACCCCTCTATTTATTTTAAAGTGCGTTGCCTCTTGGCAAGACTTCTTCAGGGAACACAAAGTTCTCATGAGGTTGGTCTACAGGAGCCAACCAGGCACGGAGTCCTTCATTAAGGAGGATGTTTTTCGTATAGAACGTTTCAAACTCTGGATCCTCAGCAGCTCTAATCTCCTGAGACACAAAATCATAAGCACGAAGATTGAGTGCGAGACCAATGATACCAATAGAACTTGTCCAAAGTCCCATGACAGGAACAAAGAGCATAAAGAAGTGAAGCCAACGCTTATTGCTGAAAGCAATACCAAAAATCTGAGACCAGAAACGGTTAGCAGTGACCATGGAATAAGTTTCCTCTTCCTGAGTGCTATCAAATGCTTTGAAAGTGTTTGCTTGTTCACCATCTTCATACAAAGTATTCTCTACTGTAACACCATGAATGGCAGAAAGCAATGCTCCGCCTAAGATACCTGCTACGCCCATCATGTGAAAGGGATTCAGCGTCCAGTTATGGAACCCTTGGAGGAAGAGCAGGAATCGGAAGATTGCTGCGACCCCGAACGACGGTGCGAAGAACCAGGACGATTGTCCCAGAGGATACATAAGAAAAACACTAACGAATACAGCAATAGGACCAGAGAAAGCAATAGCATTGTAAGGACGAATACCGATAAGTCGTGCCAGTTCAAACTGGCGAAGCATGAAACCTATAAGTGCAAAGGCTCCGTGGAGCGCCACAAAAGTCCAGAGTCCCCCAAGTTGGCACCAGCGGATGAAGTCCCCTTGAGACTCAGGACCCCATAGAAGCAGAAGAGAATGACCCATAGCGTCTGCTGGAGTAGAAACTGCCGCAGTAAGAAAGTTTGCACCCTCAAGATAGGAACTCGCAAGTCCGTGAGTATACCAACTCGTGACGAAAGTAGTCCCAGTAAGCCAACCCCCAAGAGCAAGATAAGCAGTGGGAAAAAGAAGAAGTCCAGACCAGCCAACAAAAACGAAACGGTCTCTTTTAAGCCAGTCGTCAAGGACATCGAACCAACCCCTCCTTGGGGGACTTAGTGTGCTTGCTACCATTTTTATTTTCCTTTTTTAAGTAGTACAGTTGTGGCCAAGTATCTTGAATGATCTCGGCAAGTTTGTAAGGTGTCTCCGAAGTTAGCATAACTTTACATTTGAGGAGAAAAAAATAGGGGACCGAAGTCCCCCTAAGGTTAGGTTGTAATCCGTATCAACCAACAGCAGGTGCTTTGAGAGCAACAGGAGTGTTCTCAGCAGCAGCAAGGTCAAGAGGGAAGTTGTGAGCATTGCGCTCGTGCATGACTTCCATACCCAGACCAGCACGGTTGAGCACATCTGCCCAAGTGTTAACAACACGACCCTGACTATCAACGATAGACTGGTTGAAGTTGAAACCGTTCAGGTTGAATGCCATGGTGCTTACGCCCAGTGCAGTGAACCAGATACCGACAACAGGCCAAGCAGCAAGGAAGAAGTGCAGCGAGCGGGAGTTGTTGAAGGAAGCGTATTGGAAAATCAGACGACCAAAGTAACCGTGAGCGGCAACGATGTTGTAGGTTTCCTCTTCCTGACCAAACTTGTAACCATAGTTCTGGGACTCATTTTCGGTGGTCTCACGAACCAGCGAAGAAGTAACCAGCGAACCGTGCATTGCACTGAACAGAGAACCGCCAAACACACCTGCTACGCCGAGCATATGGAAGGGGTGCATGAGGATGTTGTGCTCTGCTTGGAAGACAAGCATGTAGTTGAACGTACCAGAGATGCCCAGAGGCATTGCATCAGAGAAAGAACCTTGACCGAAAGGATAGACCAGGAACACTGCACTCGCTGCAGCGACAGGAGCAGAGTATGCTACGCAAATCCAAGGACGCATACCAAGACGGTAAGAAAGTTCCCACTCACGACCCATGTAAGCATAGATGCCAATCAGGAAGTGGAACACAACGAGTTGGAAAGGACCACCGTTGTAGAGCCATTCGTCCAGACTTGCTGCTTCCCAGATGGGGTAGAAGTGCAGACCGATAGCGTTAGAAGAAGGGATAACAGCACCAGAGATGATGTTGTTTCCATACATGAGCGAACCAGCGACGGGTTCGCGGATGCCATCGATGTCCACAGGAGGAGCACCGATGAAGGCGATGATGAAACATGTAGTCGCTGCCAAGAGGCAGGGAATCATCAGGACGCCGAACCAACCGACATACAAACGATTGTCGGTTGAAGTTACCCAGTTACAGAATTGTTCCCAGGTGTTAGTAGAACGTTGTTGTGAAAGTGTAGCAGTCATTGAACTTAAACAGATAGTAGGACCATCAGGGAAATGGTGGTGATACTATGCTCCAGTCACCCTCAGACTGGATATGAGAGACGGATTGGTAGACCTGCCTAGTCTCGGTCAAGCGGCAGGTGTTTGTTACAGACTCGTAATGGTCTGTAACATTTGTTTACCTATTTATCATACTACGGTTTCCCGAATCTGTCAATGGAATTGTCGGACTCCTGTGCCACTCATCCAACCGCCTGGTCCAGATTGATAAGACTCGGACCCTCCACCAAGTTCAGGCATGGGGTTCAGTTGCGTAGTTGTATTTCCACCAGAGGTAGCAATCTCATACATCTTCTGATGGATATCCTCCGCCTCTTTATGGTGCAGAGGATGGTGATTGTCTGACTCACAAGGAAGAATTTGAGCATCTGCAATTGCTTTTGCTTTTGCTTCCTTAATCAAAATGCTCCTTTCTGTCTCAGGAGCAGGTCCAAACCAAGGGTCATCTTCCAACACCTCAGGTGCAGGAATCCCAACAAAAGGTTTAATCAGTTTCTTAATGGTGTTAATCATGCCCAAACAAATTTCTTAGTGTAATCGTAAGCATACTTTTCACGATGACCTTTAATGCCCCAACCTAACCAGTAATATGCTCCGACCATATACTGAGATACAGTCTGACCAGGACCTTCAAATTCAGGAAGGTACTTCTGGAAGGTATACTCGTTAATCATGTATGCAGTTTGTCCCTCAAGACTGGAGGGGTCGTATCCGTACTTCTTGGCAAAGCGTCCTAACCCCAGATAACGGTTCGTAGAGGTCCACTGAATGAGTCCGTAGCCACCGCGAAGGCAACTATTGTAAGGAACTCTAGCCCCTCCCTCGCAAATGTTGGGATGGAAGTTACTCTCCGATTTAATGTTGCCCATAATTGTTGCAAGGGCATTTCGGTCGGAGATTTTTGTTTTCTTTTGGAGTTGCTCAAGGACATATTTTTCATTGGTGTTACATCCAGGGCACTTCCAGGACTTTTCCACCACTTGAATAGGCACTGCCTTTTCTTTGTTAACTGTCACGTCAACTTCAGGAGGGTTCTTGATTTCGCTGATGCTTGGATAGGCACAAGCAGCAAGGGGAATCGTTGTTGCCGCAGCAAGAGGAAGAATTTTTTTAAAAAGCATTAGAATAATAGAACTCAGCATCCACCGTTACGAGAAATGATTCGATGAGTGACTCAGAGTATGTATAATAGCAAAAAAAGAGAGGGGTGTCAACTGGATTGTGCCAGTTACCCCTCTGTCTGCGCCGACGATATTCAATTATATTTATTCGTCGCCAGATTGTGTTAGCATTGCAGCACCAAAGAAAGTGCCAAAAAGAATTACTGCCGTTGCAAAAAGTGCCATCGGACTATTTGTAGAGGAGTAGGTATTTATTCTTTACTCTGTATCTTTTTTGACTTTTATGATGATTTGATCATTTTCAAAGTCTGCTTTGAACTCTAGTTTATCCTCTGGGTCCCAACATAACTCTTCATAGAGCATGTTAAGGGTTTCCATGTCTTCGTAAAGTGCGTTGGGGTTAGGCATATTCTTCTATTAGTTTTCTAATATTCTGGGTAATTTGCATCCCACCTGTATATTTACCCAACATAGTGCCCTCAGAGTCGGTAACAACCAATACAGGAGTAGCAGTTACCCCATATTTTTTAGCAAGGTCCAGGTTCTCTTGGGGAATAGGAACATCACTAAAGTCTTCCAGGTCTACCTTTTCAATGATACTGGTGTCAACCTTGGTAGACCTAAAGTATTTGTCTACCAATCCACATGGACCACAGGAATGTTTAGAGAAGAGATAGAACTTATTCTGCATGGTGTGCTTTTAAATCAGGATTAGGTTTACTTGGTTCAAAAGAAGTTCGAGAGCGGTTCTTGATAACAATAAAGGCATCCTTCTGATACGAGATAGTTCCAAAAGGTTTTGCCCATTTAGGATTTGCATCTGGATGGGTGGCAGTACCCGTTACAGCCATGCCACCAATTTCTACTACAATATCGTCTTCTTCACTCCAACCAAGTTGGTCTATAGCAATGTGAAGACCAGCGTAGACATCTGTTTCCATCAATACAGTTCCTCTTCCTTGTCAGTCTCAATCACACAATCGCTTGTAGGATAAGAAACACAAGTCAGAATGAAACCAGAATTGATTTGGTCATCATCCAGGAAAGACTGGTCGCTTTGGTCTACGGTGCCAGAGACGAGTTTTCCCGCGCACGACGAACAAGCGCCTGCACGACACGAGTAGTTGATGTCCACACCCGCTTCCTCAGCTGCGTCAAGAATGTACTGGTCGTCTTCACACGAGAAAGTAGTTTCGGTTCCATCAGGTTGCTTGGTGGTGATAGTGAAAGCCATTAATAAGTTTCGCAAAGTTTTTCAACAGATGCTGCCAACAAAATGAAGAAGGCAACGGAAGTAATTATAAACAAAAAAGGAACCATTGTCAATCACCAGATGCCAGGGATGACTTGTCCTGTTACCAAATACGAACCAATTGCTGCAACGAATCCAATCATTGCTGCACGACCGTTAAGTTTTTCTGCGTTGTCGTTAAACATAATAGTTACCTCAGAAGATACCGAAAAAGAATTTGCCAGTGATAGCGTAGGAAAGGAAACCAGAGATGATGCCCATCATCGCCCAGCGTCCGTTGTAACGCTCAATGCCTTCCATAGGGGTAGCAAGACCCTTGGAGTGATAGTCATCAATAACCATCTGGGGTTCTTTTGCCCACATGTTCATTTGACCTTGTTCGTTTGTTGTGACAGTCATTGTGTTTTGTAAAGAACTGTTACATTATATAGGTTTTCTTTACATTTGTAAAGCCCTCTGTCAGATTACCATAACTTATGGTTTTGATAAGTCGGGGTGACAGGATTCGAACCTGCGACCTATTGCTCCCAAAGCAACCGCGCTACCAAGCTGCGCTACACCCCGTAAAAATGGGGGTGGTCAGACCCCCAGGACACATGCACGCCAAGTTATTTTGTTTAGCCAGGTAATAACTAAGTCCTGAGCGGGAAGAAAATCCCCATCCGCACCACTTGCTTTTGCTAAAGCAAGAAACAAAGAGGGTCATAATGACTCCACCACTCCGTTTTTAGAGAACGGAGAAACTCTTTATGAGCGTCTGTCGCGCCTAAAACCATCTAGTTTAAAGTCTATTGGCAAAGACTAGGAGAACGTGATTACGTCTCTTCCATATGTATTTCCAAAGTCAACAGGTTGTGCTGCTTGGATATTATAATCGGGGTCATAAAATCCCGAACCTGTCGTAATGCTAATACTTCCTTCGTCTGTAATAGAAAATTTGTATTCAATTTGTTCTTCAGGAATTTGCTCAGCAATTGATTTCATGCCTTGATAGTGACGCCAGATTTCAGATTGAAGATTGGGGTTTACGTCGTTGTCAACAGCATCTTTAACGCACTGCTTGAGTGCTTGTACTGCGTTCTGATAAGAATTCATGTTAGTTCCATTTGCGATAGGCACCAACCTCGGGGTCGGGGTCGAGCCATTTAGTATATTCAAAGTCTTCCATAGCAGTATCGATTTGCATGGCATTGTCACAAAGATACATGTCTTTGTAACGCTTAGTCCACTCATCGAACTTTTGGATTCGGTAGTCGGGATACCCATTGTCGAGTATCCCAACAGAGACATACCGATAAGGAGAACGTTCAAGAAGAACTGTCACTTTGTTCATAATAAAATAGGTCCTGTTCAAGTTTAGTTAGGAGGATATCATAATCCTCATCTACATCACCATAGAAATCGACGCCTTTCTCCTCATAGAATTTCAGTACTTGATTATAAATGGTAGGATACTCGGTGTCAAGAACTACATGTCGATCAATTGCCTCATAAAGAAGTTCGATATGAGACGAGAACTTTTGTGCTGTAGTCATATGCTTTCCTCTAAGGGACCGTTTGCCCTAATGGGCAACGGGTCAGACAGGACTCGAACCTGTGACCGACTGCTTAGAAGGCAGTTGCTCTATCCAACTGAGCTACTGACCCATAGAGGAGGTAGTAAGGTATTGTTCGTACACCTCAAC